CTATCATCCAAGCTGGTAAAAAGTAGGATGCAAATTCTGATTTTGTATGACGTGGTGGCATGTTTACAATCAGACGATTTATTTTGCCTGTAGCCAAGTCATTAAACTTCTGTCCTATGTCTCTGTGGTGTTTGCCTTCAATAAATTCTGGCCACATATATTTTACAAAATTTAGAAAATCATGTGTAACCAAATTTTGCATATTTTTTAATTGATCGGATAACTGCAGGTCTGCGTATTCTTGGGCCTCGTTTTCAGGCAAATTTTTTATAATATTTTTTGGATCTATCATTTCAAAGCTGTTTTCAAATCAACCTACCATGACTGTGTTTATTAAGCAATATAGGGTAAGTCTGGGACCCCTATGGCCTTTTAGGGTGGGCCCCCGCCCGTAATTTACGAGCTATTTGCAACCTGCAGTGGTACCTCTATGGGGGTGGGCCCGCCCCAGTTTGCAAGCAAAAATGTGTGGCTTTTGTGCAACAGGTCGGGCGAAGCCCGACCCATTTTGAACATAGTGTCTAGGATTTTCCTTGACACTATATTCTGTGGTTATTTGTTAATCTAATAATACCATATATGCTTTTGCATTATGTTTCATAAACCAACTCAATCTATCTCTCATCTCTTGCCAATGTTTGCTACCACCAACTCCAAGTTTTTTATCCTCTAGTGTTGCCATCATTTCATGCAAGAAGATTTCATCATGCTTGATTGATTCTTCTTTAGTTAGTTCAATAGATTCACCCGTGAATCTATTTGATCTTATATATTTTTTTTCTTCTGCTTTCATATGTCCTTTCATTAATCGTTAGAGTTATAGAATAGTTCATTGATAAACTTATCTATTTCTTGATCTGATAAACCCATTGCTTTGAGTTTATCATAATGTTCTTCATAGGCTCTTTCAAACCATTGTGTATTTACTTCACAGCTCATAGTTCACCTCGATCCATTGACTTAGCGATATGGTTTGCTCTCTCTTGTTCTTCTTCACCACACGCGTTTTCCCAGTCGTTTTGTTCGTGTTCGCAATCAATGCAATACTTATCGCTATTGACTGCCCATTCATCATTCTTAGGTGTGCAACCACACTCAACACATTGTTTCATGATATTAGTCCTTTCGTTATTATTTATCATATGTAGGATAGTATATTATTCTGCGATAGTGTCAACCCTTCCTTTTTCTCTTATTATACCATGACCATATTCATTTCTAGTAGGGTCATTGATCGGTGTTTCAAGTGCCTTGTTTCGTGGATCGAGTGCAACTATGCGTTGTAAATGTGTCTTTATAAAATTATGCAAACAACCTTGACTGCAAAAATAATTATACACTTGATCGCGTTCATACCAAGCTCGGTCTGTGTGTTGTTTAACTTTCCTAGTTCTTAAAACTTTCGAGCCTTTAGAACCTCGCACCCTGTCCTGTGTGTGATAAGTATGGCACTCAGTACCATGACACCAAATAAAGTCGCTCATGTGTACCACCAAAGAATAGCGATTGAAACTACAAGCGCTATTCCCCATTCTACTAATGTTAGTTCCATTTAATCCTCATCAATCCAGTCGCATTTCGCCAACCATTTGCGTCTAAATCCCAGTAGTTTAAAACTGGTTCACCAGATTTAGACACATAAGAACCTTTCTCGCTAGGTTTTCCCTCTGGACTATCAAACTGACCTTTCCTAGTTATTATTTTTTTATGTTTCTTCGCAAAATAAGTTATATAAAAATTACTCATTATCAACTTTCTGCAATGTTCTTTGCGTGATGATGTAAGTTATGTTATCGCCCTCACCCTCATCTAACAATTTAAGTGCCTTTACTCTCTTGACTGCCTCGTCAAAAGTTTTAATTGGTTTTCTCACTCTACTCACACAAAAATATTCGTCTGAGATTTGTTGTAGTATATGATACATATTTGTCCTTTCGTTGTTATTATCTGGGATAATAACATATCCCAGATAATTTGTCAAGTATTAGTTTATGCTTTCTTTCTGGTTTAAATGTTGTTCAACATCTAATCCCATTTTTCCCTCATATTCTAATCTCTGTTTTATTTTATCGGCACGAGATACATTTTTGTTTTTCATGCCTTTGATTAAGTTCGCAAGGTTGCTAGGATTGTAAATCGTCAAGCCAGTCGAGTTAGTTCTAACTAATTCTGCCTCGTCTAATTTTATTCCTAGTTCACTAGCAAGTTCTATACCCTCAGATAAATAACGATATGCCTTCAAGCCAATCTTTAACTGATCAGTTTGTTTAGTTATACTATTTATCCAAGTTTGGTGTTTGGAAACAACATTAGCTTTCGCAGTTCGCCATGCTAAAAAGATATTGTACTCATCTTTAGTACAAGCGATTGCTCTACTTCTACAATGTGAAGTTCCTATTACATCTAAGTAATAAGGTGCGTTGAAGTCCTTACATAAACCAACTGCATTCCTATCATCATCACTAGAATAATGACTTGATGAGTGCTTACCAATAAACTTATTGTTCGCCTCTATGTGTTTAGCTTTATGTGGGTTTTCACTTTTGCCCTCTTGCTGTGCAATTATATCGGGGTTTAAACCTTTCTCTTTAAGTTCTTCCCTATAATATGCATGAGCAAATTGATCGCTGTCCTCACCACTACTATACTCATGACCATTTAGATTACCATATAATCCAAAGTCAAAATGCGATTGAGTAGATTTTTCTTTGCCGTCCTCATCAACATCTTCGCTATGTGCAAAGTAAAAGCATTTATCTTTCGCTACTACATCACAAGGGTCGCCATACTTCTTCTTAAACTTTCTTAGTGTGGCTACATCATCAGTAGGATATGACCTCTCTACTACTCGTCTTGCAAGTTCAAAAGTATTCTTTTGGCTTTCGTTGAAGTTTTCTCTCGCCTCTAAAAAACCTTGTCGTTCTTGTGTGTCCTCTTTCTCGAACACATCTTTAATCCGATTATAGAGCTTGTTTCTATATTCGGTATTCATTCTTATTTTAGACATTTTGTCCTTTCTAGTTAGTGTTTATATTTATCCCATACTATCCCTTGACAAAGAGTTTGTCAACCCCTATATTATATTAGGAATAGCCGAATGGGTGTTTATCTCCCAGCGTGCTGTCCTTTCAGGTTTAAAGGAGCTTGGAGTGAGGAATTTAAACTCTATAGCATAGGTCGTGAGACGGTGCCGTCTGGGATTGTATGCAGGCATGCATGCAAGGAAGATCCTCGCCTACGCACACCTGCTCCCTTGAGCCCTGATCCAAGAGCTATCAGAAAGTATACGCTGTTGTTATCTTGGATCTGGGGTCAAGCTTCGTGGTTACACCGCCAGCATATACGCGTGGGCCCGTGTAACATAAATCGTGCTTGGCCAATTCAAAAAAATAAAAATAACGCACAAGCTACAAGCTTCAAGCAGGGTGGGCCCGCCCCATAATGAACAGGCGTCAAGCAGCTAAGGCTTGACAGCTTCAGGCATCTGGGATAAGATGGGACCTGTAACAGAAAGGAATCAAATGAGTGCAGTAAGAAAGAGTGAAACATGCGAAGAGCAGCTTCGCAGGATGTGCAAGAACATTGCAGAAGAGATCAGTAACGACAGCCACGATGGTGAGATAGGCGGCGCTTCCAGGTTCATGGATGCCGTATACGACATACGTTACATCGTGGACCGTGAGAAGCGTTACCTGGGCGCGGAGCTGATGGTAGCAGGAGGTGGCCCTACAGTCTGGGTAAATCTGGATACAAAATATGTCGAAGGCTATTGGGGCGGGGACAAGGTCCTTGAACCATTCACTGACAACTTAGGCCTAGACGATTATTGCGAAGAGATGTATGGCTGCTCATAGAAAATACGACCACATCATAACCGAGATCCACAACGCCTGGTGCAGGGCCAATGGCTATCCGGAGCGCAAGCCTTCAAGCAGAGTGCATATGGCCGGTAGGCCCAGGGCACAAGGTTCAAGCTTCAAGCCTGAGTCCACAAGCTCCAAGATCCTAGAACCAGAGTACAAGCGATAAGATCCAAGCTTCAGGGAACAAGCTACAAGCACAAAGGTGCAAGCTTTGTGTTTCATGTGAAATGAAACTTGGTGGGGGGATAGGGGGACAGAGTACCCCTTTGTCACCTTCAGCTCTAGTGTAAAAAATACTCCATTAGCATTTTGA